CCCGGCGCAGTACCTCGCCCGCGGGGTCGTGTACCTCGTCGCGGCCGAGGCAACGGTCGGCGGTGCGACCGGCGAGAAGGTCATCCTCGCCCCGGCGGGTGTGCCCGCGGCGGGTCAGGCTGCACTCGACGTGGCGAAGGGCCTCGTGAACTTCGCGGCGGCCGACGCCGTGACCCGGTGCAAGGTGACGTTGCTCGTCGGTGCGCTGCTCGACCTCGACACGGTGCTCGAAACGACCGACGACACCATCTGACCGACGACGTGCAAACGGGAGGATAGAAGCACATGACCGACACGACGACGCAGCCCGCGGCCGGTGGGACGCCCCCAGCCGCACTGCCCAACAACTTCGTAGGGAGCGCGACGGGCGAACGCATCGCCCTGGCGGCCGAACCGCCTGCCGGTGCACCGCCCGCCGCACCATCCGCGACACCACCCGCGGCGGCAACCCCGCCTGCGACACCGACGAACGGCGGCAACGGTTCCCGTGCGGCGGCCCCGACCGACGGATCGCTCGCGGCACGGCTCGAACGTGCCCGGCGCAAGGCGCGCGAGGACGTGTTGCGCGAACTCGGGGTTGACGACCCGACGAAGATCAAGGCCGACCTCGCCGAGCTCGCGCGGCTGCGCACCGAACGCGAGAAGGCCGACCGCGAGAAGATGACCCGTGAGCAGCAGCTTCAGGCCGACCTCGAAAAGGAACGCAAGACCCGCGAGGAACTCGAAGCGAAGCTGCACGAGGAGGCGATCGCGCGGGTGTACGAACGGCAAGACAACCTCATCATCGACATCGCCCGGCGGCACGTCGACGGGGCGACGAGGCTGAAGCTCGACACGGCCCGCCGTGCGTTCGCCGAGTACGTCGAGGGGCTGCCGAAGCAGCAGGTCGCCCGCATGAACGAACGCGACATCGACCGGTGGTTCGCCAAGTTCGTGAAGGACAACCCGTGGCTCGCCCCGGCAATACCCGCGGCACCGCCCCCTGCCCCGGTGCGCAAGCCCATCACGACGACGACCCCGGCGGCGAAGGCGAAGCCCGCACCGCCCCCCGCACCGCCGTCGACCGACCCATCGACGAACCCGCAGGGCAAGACGTTCAAGCCCGGTCAACCGAACTCGATGACGCGAGCCGAAGTCACGGCCGAACTGAAGCGACGCGGCATGCGCGGCTGGCGGTAGGTATTCAATTCGCCCGATAGACGACGGCCCCGACGCGGCGACGTGTTCGGGGCCGTCGTCTATCGGGCGCACGGATGATCGATCATCCGTGCGCTTGACTCGCACCGGTTGACGGTGGCACCCTTCCGTTGTTGGCGTAGCGCAGGCACCCACGCGGCACACCGGCGGTCAACAGGTGGAACGCCCCGACGCGAAGCCCGAATCGTTCGACCCATTCACAAGGAGAAGCGCGATGTCAGGTGGACTTGTTCTCGGCGTTCCCCCCGCGGTGCTGCAACTCGTGCAGCAGGGACTGTTGGAGCGCGCCTTCCACGATGGTCTGTTCCCCGCCCTCATGTACCGTTCCGAGGCAGTCGCCGAGGAATGGGGTGCCAACACGGGCACCGAGATTTTTATGTCGCGGCCCGGCCTGCTGAAGCCGATCGTCAAGCCGATCGCACCGGGCACCGACCCCGTTCCGCAAACGGTCAGCTACGAGCAGTGGGTCGCGCGGCTCGCCCGGTACGCGGGCACGATCGACACCCACATCCCCACGTCGGTCGTGGCGAACGCCGACCTGTTCCTGCGGAACATTCACCAGCTCGGCTTGCAGGCCGGGCAGTCGCTCAACCGCATTCCGCGCAACGAGCTGTTCAGGGCGTACCTGAGCGGGCAGACGCTCACGATTGCCCCGGCGCTCGCCGGTGCGACGACGATCCGCGTGGCTGCCCTCAACGGCTTCACCGATGTCGTCGTGCCCGGTGCACAGGTGCGGCCGAACCCGGTGAGCCCGGCGACCCCGCTCGCCATCGGCATCGTCGGTGTCGCGGGCACGCGCAACGTCATCGGGTACACGCCCGACGACCCCGACGACCCGTATGGCCCCGGCACGCTGCTGCTCGACGCCGCGCTCGGTGTCGGCATCGGTGCGCGCACGCCCGTCGTGTCATCGCAGGCACCCCGCGTCATCCGGTCGGGTGGCGGTCTGTCGGTCGACGCGATCGGTGCGGCCGACACGTTCACCCTTCAGGACGCCATCAACGCGGTCAACCGGCTGCGCAAGGCGAACGTGCAGCCACACGAGGATGGGTACTATCACGCCCATATCTCGACCGACGGCAACTCCCAGGTGTTCACCGACCCGGCGTTCCAGCGCCTCAACACCGCGTTGCCCGACCACACGTACTACCAGGAGGCCTTCATCGGCACGATCGCGGGCATCGCGTTCTTCCTCAACAACGAGTCACCGGACCACGCAAATGCTGGCGACCGCATCGCGACGGGCACCAACGCCTTCTACTCGCAGGACATCGGTGCCGAGACGACGAACGATTCGGGCATCAACATCGGTCGCATCATCGTGACGGGCCGTGGTGCGCTCGTCGAGAAGTACCTCGACGAGAAGCAGTACGTGACCGAGGCCGGTGTGACCGGCAAGGTCGGCGAGTTCACGGTCGTCAACGCGGGCATCGAAGTGCAGACCGAACGTGTGCGCCTCATTCTGCGTGCGCCCCTCAATCGCCTTCAGGACGTGGTTGCCGCGTCGTGGAGCATCACCACCTCGTTCCCGGTGCCCAGCGACGTGTCGTCGGGCGGCCCCGAGCGGTACAAGCGCAGCATCATCATTGAGCACGCGCTCGACTAACCCCACCGGTGCCCGACGGATGATCGATCATCCGTCGGGCGACACCGCCCGCCCCGTTGTCGTGGTAACATCGGGGCATGACCCCGACCAAGATTCTCGTGTTGGTGCCGGTTGCGTTCGTGCACGACGGCATCGCCCAGGTATGGCGACCCGGCGACGTTGTGAACGCGGCCGACTATCCGCAGGCGTTCATCGACGACCTGTGGCTACAGCTCAGCGCAGCAAACAAGGTCACGTCCTACGACGTGGCACCGTTGCCGCTACAGCAGGCGGTCGATGCCGTGGTGGCGTTGCGGCTGCGCGGTGGTGACGTGGAAGAGGGGGCGTCATCGGCACTGCTGTTCCAGGCGCTCGTCGGTGGAGTGCCATGACCGAACTGAGGGCATGGGCCGACCGGGTGGTTGGTGATGCCGCGGTGCCCGACGTTCGACAGCAGACGGACTACACTTGTGGCCCGTCGGTGCTTGCGGCGGTGTTGCGGTACTTCGGCCGGGCGGTGCCCGAGGTGACGCTCGCGGCCGAGGCGGGCACGACACCCGAGGACGGCACGATGTTCGACGCGATGGCGCGGGTGCTTCGCGCGCACGGGCTCACGGTCGAACCGTCGTCGACGCTCGACCCCGCCACCATCAAGCGGTTGCTCGCCGACGGGGCGCTCGTCGTCATCGCGTTGCAGGCGTGGGATTCCGAGCTACCACCGCTCGGTGGGTACGCAGCCGAGTGGAACTCGGGCCACTACGTCGTGCCGGTCGCGGTCGACGACGAGGCGGTGCTATTCGAGGACCCGGCGGTTGCAGGGCGTCGTGCGTTCCTCACGTTCGAGGAGTTCGGGCAACGGTGGCACGATGTCGACGCGGGCGGGGTGTACCCGCGCGGATTCGGCCTTATTGTACGAGGCACCGGCCCGGTCGTCTGGCGACGGCGGGTCGGGCGACTTGCCCCACCGGTTCGGATGGGGTGATATGAGGCAGGAGGTGCATTCAATGCGCAAGGCAACCGGACAGGACGACAAGAGCGAGAACGTGCAAGTGCTTGGCAACGGCCCAATCCCCGACGTGCGGCTCGACGATCCGTCGGCGATGACCGCGGGCACGGTCGGGTCGGCGGTCATCGCCGACCCCGACGCCGAAGCCGAAGCCCCGAAGCCGAAGTGGTATCGCGTCATCAAGGGCGGCATCGTGCTCGATGGCGGGTTCCGCGCACGGCTCAAGGAGGGCAAGGAGATCAACAGCCTCAACTACAACATTCGGCGGCTGCAACAGCAGGGCATCATGTTGCAGGAGTTCGACCCCGCCGACGAACCGGTGTCGATGTTCGGTTGATGCCGTGAAGGAGGTGCCGTCGTGCCGCTCACCGAAGACGAGAAGGTCAAGATTCGCCACCACCTCGGGTTCCTCAACGTGGCCGAGGCGATGACGTTCGTGTTGGGCACGCCCGCGGCTGTCGAAACGCAGTTCCTGGTCGAGGGCGCGATGAACCGCGTGCTCGAATCGGCGCTCGTGCAGGTACGACGGCACGTCCAGATCCTCGACACAATCGAACAGCAGAAGATCGACGACCTCGAATTGCTCGCCGTCACCAAGGTCGGCGAGATCGAGATTCGGCAGGATGAACAGGAGGCGCTCGACCGGCAGTACGAACGGTGGCAGGCCTCCCTCGCGAACCTTCTCGGCATCTACCCGAACCCGTGGGACAAGCGCAACGAGTCGGGATTCAACGTGCCGGTCATGCACGGGTAGGAGGCGGTCATGCGTCGTGAACTGAAGGCGGTCGGGTTGTACGTTGCCGGGCATGTTCAATTCGCGCTCGCGGTGCTCGGGTTAGTGGTCGTCGGGGCGATGACATGCACCCCGAAGCAGCGAACCATCGCGCGCACGGTCATCGACGTGGTTGAGGCCGTGTGCCTCGACAGCCCGACCCCGCGCGATTGCCTCGCACGCACGCATTTGGCGATGTCCGCGCAGCCGGGGTTCGACACGCCCGACGCGGGCGGCATCGTCGACCCATTCCCATCGGCATCATCATCGGCGAGCGCGGTGCCAACGACACCGGTGCGACCGCCCGCACCCGCCGGGAGCCCGTGACATGCCGCGGCCGCGACCGCTCACGCCGAACGAAGCGTCGCGCACGCTCGCGAACCGGCTCGGTGTGCGGCTTGCGCCGCGCATCCGGCAGCTCGCAACCAAATTTGGCCTCCGGTCCAAGCGCGTGTTCCTCGTGTGGACCCGGTTCGCAGGTCCCGAACGGGGCGACGGCGATGAACGCCTCCTCGCGCGGCTCGAATTGCTGCCAACGCCGCGGGTCATCGACATGAGCACGGTTGTGTTCAACCCGTACTCGGCGGGCACGCTCCCCGTCGGCACATTGCGAGTCGATAAGATTGCCGTGACCTACACCGCGGACCAGCTCATGGGAAAGGCCGTTCCCGGTCAACCGCGCGGAGCCAAGATCGAGGAACCGACCGACTTCTTCTGGGAGGTTGTTGAGGACGGCCGCGGCGACAATCCGCCGATGCGCGGGCGGTATCGGCTCATGGCGCAACCCGACCGGCGCGAGGGCGACGTGTGCTGGTCGGTGTTGCTCGAACGCATGAGCGAGGACATGGATCGGCAAGGCCGCAGCCAATACGGCATCGACCCCGACGACCGATGACGACCTACACGCTACGCCTCGACCAAGTTGCCGGGCACTTCGAGAAGGTGCAGGGCGACATGCGGAAGGCGGCGATGCGCGGGTTGCTGTCGGCGGCCCAGCGGACGCAACAGGAGATCGTGTTGCGCATCATCCCCACGCGCAGCCCGAAGCCCGTCGACCGCGCGGCGTCGGGGTATCTCGGCGGGTGGCGTG